CCAATGGCTCCAGTCGCTGCCCGGACGAATCTGGCAATGGCTGACCGGCGCGATAAGCAGCGTGCAGGCATGGGGCGGACAGATGGGGGCGGGCGCACGCAACGCCGGCAACCAGTTCCTGCAAGGTATCACCGGCACATTGCAGAGCCTGCCCGGACGCATACAAAGCCTGTTCTCCAACGCGGGCTCGTGGCTCCTCTCATCCGGCCGCAGCATCATGGACGGTCTCGCCCAAGGCATCAGGAACGGCATCAGCGCCGCCGTTGACGCCGCATCCAACGCGATGGAGGCCATCTCGAAACTGTTCCCGCACTCCCCGGCGAAGGAAGGCCCGTTCAGCGGCCACGGCTGGACCCTCTACTCCGGCCAAAGCATCATCGACGGTCTGGCCGAGGGTATGCTCCAACGCCGGGCCGGCCTCGTGGACGCCACCCGCGCCGCGATCAGCCCGGCCAGCATGGAACTCATGCATGGCATGGACACGCCACGCCCTAGCGTCGGCACAGGCACCGCGAACGGCACATACCAGAACCAGTCCGGCGAACTACTCGGCGAACTCCTATCGGAGCTGCGCGCACTGCACGCGGATATGCCGCTGATTATGGAGAAGCTTGGCATCGAGGTGGATGGTCGTGAACTCGGAAGGGTGATACGCAATGCGATCGCTTAGTTATATATGCGCCTCGACCGGTGAGACGATCCCACTGGAAGGGCCCGATACCTGGGCCCAGACGGCGGATGGGCTGCGCGGTCGCGAATGGTCGTACACCATCGGATACCGGAGTCTGACCGGAGTAAGTCGTACGGCGCGCGAGGCCGAGCTTGACCTAACCTATGTCCGCTGCCCCGAGAAGGTGGATTCGACGCGCCGCCTGTTCGATGCCGACGTTGCCGCAGGAACGCCGGGCATGTTTGATGCTGACGGCTGGACGACTCGCGCCTACGTGGTCAAGGCGGAGCCGCAGACCATCACGCCGGTGATAATCCAGCAGAAGCTCACCGTGGTCATGCTTGACGGCATCTGGCGTAAGGCCGGGGAATCGCAGCACTTCTGGAGCGACGCGCTCACGCCCGGACTGGACCTCGACTATCCGCATGATTATCCGCATGATTATCTGGCGACCACGAGGAATGCGGTGGCCTCGAATCCCATGCCCACTGCCATGCCGTTCCAGATGGTGATATTCGGACCGGTGTCGAACCCGCAACTCACGTTGGGCGGCAACACGTACGCGCTCGACATGGACATACCCTCGGGCTCCTACGTGACCGTCACCTCGATTGCAGGCCGTCGCACCATCGTCATGACCGCCGAGAACGGCGACGAGACCAACGTGTTCGACAAGGGCCGGCGCGGAACCGGTCTCAACGGGGGCGAATACATCTTCCAGCCGATACCGGCTGGGGGGTCCCCCCTTGCGGGGGGGGCCGTCCTTCGAACCCGGTCCCGGGGGGGCGAATTCCTTCTCCCAGCCGATACCGGCTGGCGATTCCATCGTGCAGTGGAGCGGCTTCGGCGTCGATTTGACCGTCTATCAGGAGGAAAGCGAGCCACCATGGCGGAACTGATCGTCACCGATGCGAGCCACGTGGACCAAGCCAGCCTTGAGGACTTCACGCTCGACGCCGCGTGGGGCGCGGACGAGAACGATTTCGAACTGACCGTGGACCGGCTCATCGATGCCGGTAGCTACGTGTATTTCGACGGCGGCGAATGCGGGGGCGTCGTGGACTCCCTGAAGGACTCGCTGAAGGACGGCCGCAGCACCCTCACCTACGGCGGTCGCACGTGGCACGGCATGTTGGCGAACAAGATTTTGGAGCCTGATAAGGGCAAGGATTATCTCACCGTGAGCGGCACGGCCAGCACGGTCATCGGCTCGCTCATCAGTCGCGTCGGCCTTGACGGCGTGTTCGACGCGGTGGACTCGCCCACTGCCGGCGCGCAGACCATCAAAAGCTACCGGTTCGACCGCTACACGGACTGCTATACGGGTTTGCGGAGGATGTGCGCGGCCAACGGACTGAAACTCAGGCTTGCCTATGCGTCCGGCCGGGTCAACATCTGGGCTGAGCCTGTCGCGCATTACGGCGACTCGATTGACAACGACCTTATCGATTTCGACGCGACCCGCACGTGGCGCAAACCGAACCATCTCATCGGCCTGGGCAAGGGCGATTTGGCGGCCCGCGTGGTCGTCCACTGGTATGCGGACGCGAAAGGCAACGTCAGCCAGACCCAGTCGCTCAGGGGCGTGGACGAGATAACGCAGGTCTACGACTACAGCAACGCCGAAACCGCCGAACTGAACCAGAAGACCTGTGAGAAACTACAGGATCTGCAGTCCGAGGGTGAGGTGAAGGTCACCGTGCATGAGGATTCGGGCATCGTGTTCGACGTGGGCGACACCGTGACCGCAAGGGATAATCTCACGGGCATCACCGTCAACGCGACTATCAGCAAGAAAATCGTCAAGGTCTCCGACGGCGTCCTAAGCGTCGATTACGGGGCCGAGTAAACAGTAAGGAGCCGATTATGGCGCGTATCGACAATGCGACGGTCATGCAATGCGACCGTTGCGGCAGAAACAAATGGTACAAGGACTTGGACGATCCGGATATCAAGACGTGGTACAACGTCAACCGGCTGGACTCCTCCGGCACGGGCCACGACTACCTGTTCTGCGATCAGGATTACAAGGAATACGCGAACAAGCTCAAGGACTTTGATAACAGCTTCGACAGTTGGATGCAGAACGGAGGCAAACGGAATGGCTGAACTCGTTACCGGTCATGCGGGCAAGGCGCACGCGACAGCGGAGCAGGCGGCGGGATTGAACGCCGGCATTCTCGGCTTGGATGATTATGTGCTCGACGTGCATGACAAGCTCAAGATCACGGTCGTTTCGGCGAACAAGGTGACCATCGGCACGGGCGAGCTGGTCATGCAGGGCCGTCACGTCAGCCAAGGCACGCCCGAGGACCTGATCGTCACCAACGGGTCGCAGGGTCAGAAACGCAACGATCTCATCGTATGCCGCTATGCGAAGGGCTCGCAGTCGGTTGAGAGCGCGAAACTGGTGGTGGTCAGGGGCACGCCCACCACGGGCACGCCCACCGACCCCGCCGTGAACACGACCAGCCCGTTGGACGGGGGCACCACCTACGACATGCCCTTGTACCGCATCCCGCTGGACGGCATCACCATCGGCACACCAGTCGCATTGTTCAACGTGTTGAAGCCGATGAGCGACGTGTGGGATTCCCTAACCCCTGTCACGGGCCAAGTCAGGATGCCGTATTCCGACAGGTATATCACTCTGGTTCGTGTCGGCCGTATTGTCACCGCCTGCGCGTATATCACGCTGACAAGCAATTTCACTCAGACCGGCAACATATCCGTCAGCGAGACAATCCCGGAGGGTTTCAGACCGTCCGGCGATTCCCGCGCGGTCATGCGCGGCACCGACAACGGCGGCGCGACCAGTTTCTACCTTTACGGCACGCCGGAGGGGAAAATGGTGTTGAACGGCACCGGATATACCGGCCGATTCGTCGGTATATCCGGCTGTTGGATTACCGCGTAGCTTTCCCTAACCCAGCGTTCTACGACGTGGCGAGTACCTTACAGCAGCGACAGCATTTTGCTTACGCGCATCGGTGATATCTGTTTCATGGGTGGCAACGTAAAATTCAACAGTAGCGGGCAGAACAATTACACGAAGGCTCAGGAGAAGCTCCCCGAAGGGTATCGACCCGTCATCGTCAATACGCCCGTGGCCGTTTTCGGTGGTGAAACGACATTCATCTGTTACGGCGAGGCCAATGGCACCGTCACGATGCTTGGCAATCCGAACAGCGCGTACACGGGATGCACCGGCGTATGGAGGACCGCCGACCCGATGCCCGCCGCATAGCTTCGGGACACTGGCTCAGGCGGTTGCACTGTCTTGCAGTGACCCCACGGGTCATAGCGCGTATGAGACGGTCATGCCGAACGCGTTCGTGCCCTGCGTGCCGCCCTGATTGACGTAGGTCATGGTTCCGTTCGCGTTTACGTTGATGATCTTCTGGTTCGCGCCGTCGCGTCCGCCAAATGAGAAATTCAAATCCATTGGAGGACGCCAGCTTTCAGGCAGGGTTCCGAAAATGCCGGTGTCCCACGCGCCGGACACCGCCGACTTCCAGTCGATGCGCAACGTGACGAGCGAGCCGCGACGGTAGCCTTTGACGGTACCGTAAGTGGAGTTAATCAGCGTCAGCACTTCGGTCTGGGTTAGGGAAAGCTATGACTGCTGCTTGAATGCCACCCAGTAAACGCGCACGGGTTGCTGATCATTCACCCACTCGTGATTATTCGCACGGCGAATACGGAAACGCAATCTGCTGTCGGTCATGTCCCAAAAGAACGCTTCGAAAAGCTTTCCCGCGGCATCCGACATACCGTTCGGGCACAGCTGGCACAATACGAAAACGCCATCGGTCGTTCGGAATGGGTTATCGGCCGTCACCATGCCTTCGCGGTCGGTGGCGGTACCAATCAATCCGCAATGGGGTAGGGAAAACTATTGCCTGTTCCAGATTGCGATCCAGCTTCCGAATATCGCGACCCTCCCGCACCAGCGGTTGTCTTTGGTGTTCCACAGGCGGAAGCGTATCTGGTTTACGTTGCTGGTATCCCAACGTTGTGCGGTGTACTCGCCGGCCTGGTCGAAACCAGTGCCGAACGGCCCAATCGTGTAGGCCGCGTAATCGGCTTTCTTCCCGTTTGGGGATTGGACGTTGATGTAGAATGTGCCGTCATCATGCGTGGTGATGGTATGGCCTCCGCACAGAATATACGGCATTCGGGTTAGGGAATCCCGTTCAGGCTATTAGGGCTCGTTCCCAGAGGCGTTGCGCGTCTCGCAAAGCCGTGATATCCGGTTTGAGGTAGTACTTCGCGGTGGTTTTGATATCGCTGTGGCCGAGCATTTTCGACACGATGGCGATATCCGCTCCCGCCGCCAGAGTGTTCGTCGCCCATGAGTGGCGCAGGTTGCGTGCGGGCACATGCGGCAGATCATGCCGCTTGCAGTAGGCCTTGTATTGACGTGCGGCTTGCGGCGGGGTGAGCGTGCCGATGAGTCGGCCCCCCTCGCGTGGCCTGAGCTCGCGCAATCGTTTGACCGCGAAGCGCGGCAACGGGAGCGTGCGGCGGGATAGTTCGGTTTTCGGCGGCACGACGGCCTCATGCCCGCCCACCCATTGCAGGCCACGCTCCACGTGCAGGACACCTGAGCGCAGGTCGATGTCGCCCCACTCCAGCCCATACCCTTCCTCGGTGCGGAGTCCGCATGAGACGGCGCAGATCAGCCACGCCTCAAGCGGATGCCCGTAAAAGCCCCGCAACAGCGTGCGCTGCTGACGGAGGGTCAATATCACCGGCTCGTAATGCGGCTTGGCCGGCAACTGGATATCGCGTCTCGTGATATCCACGTCCAAGAGATTCCAGCGGATAGCCCGCCTCAGTATCGCGCGTAGTACGCTCCACGCCTTGCGCGCCGCGCCCGAACTGGCGAACCCGACGAGCCACTTGTCCACCAATTCAACGCTTATCGATTCCATCTGCATTGCGCCGAACCTCGGGGCCACGTGCAACCGCCACGCCGACTCATAGCCGACACACGTGGACTCACGCAGATTCGCCGTGCAATACGGCCAAAACCGGCCGTTCCAAAACTCTCGTAACAGCATTTTCAACCTCCAAAACCCACACGCCCGTTGGCCTATCCAACGGGGACGAACGTGTGGGTTTTCCCCACCGTAAAGGAGCTTTCCAATGTCTTTGCTCGCTCACATCGTCGATTGGCTCGTGCCTTTTATCTGTGGCGGCGTGGCCACGGTTTTGGGCCTGATGTGGCGATGGGGCAAAGCCATGGTCAACGGGCTGCGCGAGCTCCTGCTGTGCCAGTTGGAGGACCTGCGCCGCGAAATGGTCATCGAGCACGACGGAGTGGCGGACGAGGACCTCAAATCACGCTCCCAACGCCTCTACGACAGCTATCACAGCCTGGGCGGCAACGGCCACGGGACATCGCTCAACAATGACATCCAATCCGCGCCGATAGCGCCCCGACAATCCTGACCCACGACCGTGGGCCACAAACAAACAATATCCATCCCACAGAGAGGAGAAAACATGGTCAACAACAAGGACAAGCCGAAACCGTGGTATAAGCGGCTGCTCGCCAAGGGCACGGCACTAGCCGCCGCCGTGTGCATGATGCTGCTCCCGGCGACCGCCCACGCGGACATGCAGGGCGTGGACATGTCCAACTGGCAGTGCGGCGCTGACGTGTATAACATGCAGGCGGACTTCGTGGTGGTCGGCACCACATGGGGCACCGGACAGGTCAACAACAACTGTTTGGTCTCCGGTGTGAACACGGACGCCAACCGCATGATCTACCAGGCGCAGGCATCCGGCAAGAAATTCGGCCTCTACCATTACGCCATGGGCGGCAACCCGGAAGCCGAAGCCCAATTCTTCTACCGCAACACCAGCAACTATTGGCGTCACGGCATCGTCGCCCTTGACTGGGAGATGGACGATAATCCGGCGTGGGGCAACTGGGACTGGGTGCGCCGCTTCATGGCGGAGTGCGAACGGCTCTCGGGCGGCGTCAAGCCGCTGCTCTACACCGGCCCCGTGGCCGGCACCATCCCCGGCGACATCCGCGCCAACTACGGTTTGTGGATCGCGCAGTACGCGAACATGAGCCCGACCGGCTACCAGGCCAACCCGTGGATGCTGGGCGCGTACGGCGAGGCCATGCGACAGTACAGCGGTACCGGCGTGGTCAACACGTGGAGTCCCATCGACCTCAACATCTTCCGTGGCGAAGGCTGGCAGTGGGATCTGTACGCCAACCCCACCGGCTCCACAGCCCCGGCCCCGGCAACGCCCGCGCCCGTGCAGCCGAGCACTCCCCCGGCCAACACCAACACGGGTGGCATCAGCCACGTCATGCAATGGGGAGAAACCATCTGGGGACTCGCCGTCGCCTATGATGCTTGGCCCCTGTCCGCGTGGCATACGCCCAGTGGTGACATCAACCGCTACTACGTGGGCGACGTCGTAACCTACGGCGGCGGCACCGCCCCCGCATCGTCCACCGGGGTCTCCAAGGTCCTCCAGTGGGGCGACACCGTGTGGGATTTCGCCACCGCGCACGGTTACAGCGTCAGCCAATGCACCGTACCCTCCGGCAACATCAACGTCTACTATGTGGGCGACGTGGTGACCTGCCGCTGAGACTCAACAGATGCCGCCACCCGCTTGACCGGGTGACGGCATCACCCCATCATCATCCCTTATTGATCGGAGCAAACATGACCGACAGCAAAAACACGACCGACACCGGCGAAACACTTCCCGGCGTCGATGTGAGCGACTGGCCCGAGACGGCCGACGTCACCCATGACGTGCCCGACTGGCTCATCCCCAGCCGCGTCTACGACATCCTCAAATGGCTCGGCCTCATCGTCCTGCCAGCACTCGCCCTGTTCGTCAACACGGTCGGCCCCGCATGGGGCTGGCCCCACGTGGACGCGATAGTGACCACGCTCAACGCGCTCGGCATCCTCGCCGGCGCGCTCATCGGCGTCAGCGCCATCAAACAACGCATCGACCTCGCCGCATGACCACCACACAGTTCGGCCCCGCCCGGCATCGCAGACAGCTCCACGAGCTTGACTGCGGCCGGCGGGGCCGGTTTTTTCGTTGTTACAGCAGCTAGGCGTGGCTCGATTTTTGCCCACATTTTGCCCACATTATTCCGGGAAACCGAGGGAATACGAGGGAATCACCGGGAATAGAAAAAGCCGCTCAGGCCTACTCTCGCAAGGCAAAACGGCTATTTTCCACAGTCTAGCGAAGGTGCCTCCGGTGGGACTCGAACCCTACGGAGAAAAGCCGCTCAGACCTACTCCCGTCTCGATTATGCGGCTCTCGAAACCTCATTTGCCCACATTTTGCCCACATTCTCGCGCGCCAGCATCTCACCCATGCGCTCCGACAGCTCGTCCAGATCATCATCGAAAAGGTCGGCGTACACGTCCAACGTCATGGCCGCGCTCTTGTGCCCCAACTGCCGTTGCACGGCCTTCACGTTCGCGCCCGCTCTGACCATGAGACTCGCGGCCGTGTGCCTCAGGTCATGGATTGTGAGGTGGCCGGGTATGCCGGCACGCCGCAGGCCGACCGACAGCCAACCGTCATCGCGGCTCGCATTACCCCACTCGCGTATCATCATGCCCTCGCGTCCCGGCTGTTCGAATAACAGGTCGCCGGGTTTCCGGTCTGCGCACAGTCTGCGCATGATCGGGTCCAGCACGACCGGGTACATGATGGCGCGGGCCTTGTAGGTCTTGGTGTCATCGGGGATGATGACGCCGCCCACCATCGGCGCGCTCACTCCTATATATATACGATGCTTTTCAAGATCGACGTCCATCACTCTCAGGGGTATGAGTTCGCCCCATCGCATGCCGCATAGTCCAAGCACGAGGACGAGGTCTCGTCTCCATGGGGTGACGCTGCCTGCCAGCCGGTCAAGCTGTTCGGCGGTGAGATACACGTGCTTCTTCCTGCGCTTGCGTGGCAGTTCGATGCCCCTCGCGGGATTATCGGGGATTCGTCTGTCTCTCTTCGCGTCGTCCAATATTCCGGCGAGCACGCCATGGGCGCGAAGGACGACGCTGGCGCTTCGGGGTTTGGCGAGCACAATCTCGTTGCCCCGCTCGTCCTTGACGGTCTTACCCTGGCTGATTCCGGTGACCCATTGTTGCACCGTCTCGCGGGTGACGGCGGATACCGGGGTGTTGCCCCATTCCGGTTTCACCCACTTCTCCCATGCGCCTTCGAGGTTCCGGTAATGGCTGGGCTTGGTGCTTAGCTTCTTCTTGGCCAACCATGCCGGTGCCAGTTCTCCGACCGTGGCCTTGCCGGCCTGTGGGTCGATGTACGTGCCTTCGGCCTTGGCGACGGTGACTCGTTTCGCCGCCCAATTTTCCGCGTCTACCTTCCGTTTGAATCCACGCTTGTCGGTCTGGGTTCCGTCCGGCTTGCGATACCTCACACGGTATCTGGTTTCGCCTTTGCTGGTCTTGTATCTGGTGACGTTCGCCATTGGTCAGTCCTCCCCCATCTTAGAATTAAAGGCATGGGAGCTATTCAGGATGAGCCGAAGATGGTCGGGGCCGGTCTCACGCCGACTACTGTAGCCAATAGCATTCTGCGCCGGGCATTCGGCACAGATGAGCACGTCACCCCCATGAAACTTCAGAAGCTCTTGTTTTTCGTCACGTGCCTGTATCAGAGGTACACTGGTCGGCGATTGCTTACCGAATCGTTCCAGCCATGGCAGTATGGGCCCGTTTGCCGCAGCGTCTACGACGAGTTCAAAGGATTCGGCGGCAAGCCGATTAATCGGTATGCTCAGGATGCTTTGGGGAAGGTCACTGCTGTGGACGAATCCAGCAGTCCTTCCCTGCGCAAAGCCCTGAACCTCGTCTGGGAGAATATGGGAGACTTGTCCGCCGTCAAGCTTTCCCGCGTCACGCATCGCCCTAATTCCGCATGGTCTCAGGCTGTGGCCGGGCATAAGACGTTCATCAGCAATCGTGCCATGGCGGGCGATCACACTTTTGATAATTTGCTGGGGATGTGACCGATGCCTGAGGACAATGAGAATGCATCCATCCCCGATGACGCGGAAGAGGATATTCCCTTTCCCGGAGGGCCTTCTTCCGAGGATGTCTCTGAAAGCGATGGCGATGGCCACAAGACCGTTGAGAACACGCCAAAAACTCAAGGAATAGATCCAGAGAAGCAGCACAATTGGTGGACTGAGAATCTGAAGAACATCGCCGCTCTTGCCATAGTGGCTTTTTGTCTCATAATGATTGCGGCCTTTGCTGGCATACAGTTCGGCTGGCCGGGTGCTGATGGTGGTGATGCGGTAGCCAAGGCTTCTGACGTGTTCAAGCTGATTGCCACGACCGCGTTGGGTTTCTTGTTCGGCCGTAATTCCAAATAGCATTTTCGGGTATGCTTCGCCCAGTGTAGGATGAGAGGCGAAGCGTCCTCCTTTCCATTTCTCTGGTGGTCTGGTGGTTCCTTCAAGCCCTGCTGACGTTGCACCGTCAGCAGGGCAAATTCTTATCTGATGAGATCTATCACGTAATAGTAGCCATCGTCATCATCCTCATATCGGGATACCCATCGCTGAAGTCTCACGCCTCCTCTCATTCCGACAAGAGACGCAAGATTCGTATAATCCCACGAGCGTGCGCCGATTTCGCATATCGTCTCGCCACCAACGGTGATTGCCACATGGGGCTTCGCCTGCGAGCCTTTTGGAACCGGTAGAGCTGTGACTTCGGCCGGCAATGTCGCTTCCGGGATGCCATTCAGAAGACGTTCTATTACGGGAGAATGCTTGCTGACGGTTTTATGAAAGACGGCTCCTATGTCAGCCCCATTCTTCAGTTCGCGGCCTAGGGCCACGACGAGCGGGAACCGGTGCGGGAAGTCGTACCACTGGTTCCACACGCATTCGATGTACACGAATCCGTAGCGGTCCAGATAATCGCAGAGCTTCCATGAGGACAGCACGCCGAATATCGCCCCATTGTACGCGAGCGCATATCCGCCGTCTGCGGTGTCGTACTCAGTATCGGTGAGGACGCTCGTGAGTATTGCCCGCTGCCTGACTATGCCCGTGAGGAACCTGTGCCCGGGAGGGATGCGAAGAAGCGGCCTATTGTCGTACACGTAGACTTTGTACTCAACGGGTCCGGTCATCACGTTCTGCGGTGTGGGCGGAACGGCAATATTCGCCATATTAGCTGCTGGTCCACGCGACACGTTTTTGAGAAAACCAAACATAAGCTCTCTTCACCCTATGCGGCCACGCTGTCGTGCAGCCATTCCTGATAATCCCTGACGACTTGCGGCGTCACATTCAGTTCTTCGGCCATGAGCCACGGGTCTCCGTCGTACATGGCTTCGGCTTTACGGTAATCGTCCTCGTCTATGAGGAGTCGAGCGGTGGTCATACGGCATCGGCGCTCGCGGTATCCGCATCCCACGTCTCCGTACATTCGGTGCACGAGCTCGTGCACCAAGGTGCAGCGTTTCCTCGTGTAGGTCATGCTCCGGTCGATGACGATGGTGTCGGTGTCCATTCTGTATACGCCGTTCAGATCACCGGGGAGTATGGCGCTTCCCACGGTCAGTTCCGGCGCAACATGGTAGAGGGCCATGCGCATCCCGCCGTAACTGTCATGCGCGCGCACCGGCAATACAGGTCTCATCACGCACCACCATCCGGGTCGGGGTCATGCTTATGACCATCACGATAAGCAGCAAATGACATTGGATCACTCTTGGTCAGGCTCACGGTTTCCGCAATGAGGTTTTCGCGATTAACCTCGTCAAGCACATCCGATGGGATAGCAACAAGATGCCCATTTTCCAAAAGCTTCATTATTTCTGAAGGGATTTTCCCGAAGAAGCGGCAGAGCGAAATAAACTCATTCAGCGTTGGCGTTCCGCCATGCTGCTTGAGGATATCGGCGACCCTCGTATGACTCATGCCAGTTGATGAGCCGATAACGCGAAATGATGGCATGGGATCTTCTTCTTCCCTTAATTGGGAAAAGTATTCAGCGACCTCTATATCGAACACTTCCCATTCTCTTGCTTTCTTTGCCATGCCCCTAAGCATAGGTCGTAAATAAATGATAACACGCCGTAGGTTTTAAGTTGACAATAAGTAATTACTTATTTACAGTTTGAAGCATGGAAATAAGTAATTACAGCAAGCAGCAGGCAAACGCCGAAGCGGCCGAAGCGGTCGCCGAACTTCGGCGGTCAAAACTTGCTGCAGAACTTACCAACACTGAACTCGGAAGCGAAATGCAGGTCAGTCGCCAATCCGTCAGCAAAAAGTTCCGCAATGGAGACATGCGACTGAGCGACTTCATTCAAATCGCCCGACTTGCAGGAGATCTTCCCTCATCGATTTTGGCCAAAGCCGAAGCCAAATCTGCGCTCGCTGATAAGGAGGTGGCGTGATGGCCGTCCTTTCCAGTAACGACTGTCGTGAGTTCCGGGTGGCGCGCACCCCAGAGTTGGAGTCCCGTGGATACCCGTGCCTCTTCTCCGTCACCCTTGACGGACACACGATCCAGAGGGTCACCAAGAGCGGCCTGAAGGCCATGAAAGCGGAAATCAACCAAGCACTCAAGGACTCGAAATGAACACCAAGGATTACGGCCATCACTTCAGCGGCTACCGGAAGCCGGAAGCCACCGAGCCGTCCCAAGGTTTCATGAGTCGTCTCGTCTTCTGGATTCTCGTGTTCGCGGTGTGCATCGGCTGGATGCTGACCCACATGGGGTGCGCGCATCCCATCGGCAACGGTTTGGCCGCGCTCATGGGCTTCGGGCTCGTTCCCCTGCGGCTCCTGTGCCTCGTGTTGAGCGAGGCGGGCGTCGAATAAGTCTTGCCGGACGGCGTGGAAAACCGTCTGGCATAGCGGAAGGAAAACCGAATAACCCTCGTGATAACTGAAAAAACAACTGACAGATACGGTGTCGGTTTTCTTGAACCGGTGGGGCGTCGGCTTTGGTCTATTCTCCGGCGTCCCGCTTCGGGCGGTGCAGGTTGCCCCCAGTCAAGATCGCGTAGGTCATGTATGCGCGGCAAAGACCGGGACCACGGTTCGACTCCGTGGCCGTCCACGAACGCAAGTTCAAAAAAAAGAAAGCCCCCGCTGGCACGGGGGCGAGAAGAAAAACTCTCAACAGAAAGGATAACCCCATGAGCGCGGAAACACCGAATCTCATGAGTGTGGCCCAGCTCGCCGAACACTACGGGCGGGCGAAGAAAACCATCCAGAACAAGCTCACCCGAGGCTGGGGGCCCGTGCCGGTATTGGACCCGGACACGGGACAGGTGCTCGGCTTCCGCGTCGAGGAGGTGAACCGTTTTGACCAGCGCAACCAACGAACCCACAAGCAATACCTGTATGACTGACCTCCCGAACGACATGTGGCTGGCGGTCGCGGACCGGCTGCTCACCAACCTTGACATCCTGACCGCATATCCCACCCGGCAGTCGCTGGCGAGCCTCATCGGACTGAGCATCCACGAGGCCGGGCTCACGTTAACGCCGGAGACGCCGTTATGGGCACGGCAACGTTGACCGCGCCCATAACGGACGAGGGGATGCGCATGACGCCCGGCGAGCTCATAGAGGAATTCTATGAGCGTCTGGCTGATTTGAACACGGACATGCGTAACCCCCGCATCTATCTGGTGCCGAAGCCGGGTGTCATCACGGTCGACCGGCCGTCGCGCAGGGTCTCGGCGGTCGTGGAATACGCAGACAAGAAACATTTCAGAAGGAGTAGGTGATGGCCGGAGAGACGACGCTCACCATTGTGGGCAACCTGACGGCGGACCCGGAAATCCGCACGATCGGCACCGGGGCGACGGTCGCGAATTTCACGGTTGCTTCCACGCCGCGCGTGTGGAACCGTCAGACGAACCAGTACGAGGACGGTCAGGCCCTGTTCATGCGCTGCAGCGCATGGCGCGACATGGCCGGCCACATCGCCCAATCGTTGAAGAAGGGCGTGCGCGTGATCGTGACGGGCCGTCTGCAACAGCGCTCCTACCAGGCGCAGGACGGGTCGAACCGCACGATCGTGGAACTGCAGGTGGACGAGATAGGCCCGAGCCTGCGTTACGCGGTCGCGGCAGTGGCCAAGCAGTTCAAGCCCAACGGCTTCCAAAACAACCAACAGGGTCAGCAGTCGTATTCGGGTGGCTCCACGTACGGCAATCCGCAACAGTCGGGCTGGCAGCAGGACGCGCCGCAACCAGCCGCCAACGACCCGTTCGGCCAACCGCAACAACCGCAATCGCCGGAGCAGGATCCGTGGGCCTCAGACCAGCCCGCTCCTCCGGCCGATGGGCCGGACGACCCGGAATTCTAGAGGAGGATTTTCATGTCGATATCCATAGTGGACATTCCCGTCTCCCAGTTGACGCCGAACCCGCATAATCCGCGCAGGGACGTGGGCGACGTAAGGGAGCTGGCGGACAGCATCAGGGCGCAGGGCATCAAACAGGAGCTTCTGGTCACCCCGTCCGGCGACCGGGACGGCAGGCCCATGTACCGCGTGGTCATCGGGCATCGCAGGCTCGCGGCCGCGAAGATTGCCGGCCTGGACATGGTGCCGTGCCGCGTGGAGGGGATGACGGCGCGCGAGGAACGCGAGCTGATGCTCGTGGAGAACACGCAGCGCGTGGACCTGACCCCGTTGGAGGAGGCCGACGGCTATCAGGGGCTCCTGGACTTGGGTGTGAAGGTCAAGGAGATGGCCGAACGCACCGGGCGCAGCATGAGACTGGTGCGCGGCCGGCTGAAGATAGCGTCCATCCCCCGATCGGTGCGCGAGGCGTCGCCCGCGTTCGCGCAACTGTCGCTCTCCGAGTTGGAGGACATCGCGGAATTCGACGGCGACGAGAAGGCGCAGGCCAGGCTCGCCGCCAAGGCCGGTTCCAATGATTTCGAATGGCAGCGCAACCAGCTGCGCCGCGAACGAGACCGGCGCGAATGGGTGGAGGCCGCGCGCCTGTGGGCCGAATCCAACAATCTGCCCATGCTGCCCGACAACCTCAAACCGGAGGACATGTGGGCGAACCCGACAGGCTACGAGAGGCAGCGGCGTTTCGCCCAGGATTATCCCGGCCCGTTCTCCAAGCAGTGGAAGGACTGGCAGGCCGAGGGGAAGCACCCCGGCGCGGTCATCCGCATCTTCGACGACGAGGGAAGCGTCGTGGCCTACACGCCGGCGAAGAAGACAGCCGAGGAGAGGGAAGACGGGAAGGCCGAAGCGAAACGCCGGATGGAGCGAGAACGCCGGCATGGGATCAGGGAGCTCGCCCAGGCGTCGGCCGAACTGCGCCGCGAATGGATCCGAACAACCGTTCCCGTATTGAAGGCGGACGTATTGCGCGACATGACGGAACGTCTGACCCTGTTGGAGCTGATGGGTGCCGGCGATTACATGGACGGCACGAGCCTGGACTCGAACGGCTGGACTCGCGTGGTCAAGGCATACTCCTCGTTCGCGAAACCGTTGCCGGTAGTGGACAAGGACCCGGAGCATGGCGTGTACACGCTCAACGTCGCCGAAAACGCGGCGGAACTGCGCCGCCGCCAGTCGGTGCCCTCCCGCCGGAGCGTGGAGCTCCTGCTGCTCCTGCTGGCCCGCAGGGAGGGCGCGATAGACACGGACACGTGGGACCGTGAGGCCTACCAGTGCGACCTCAAGGGTTTGAACGCCTACTACGAGGTGCTGGAATCGGCCGGCTACGCGGTGTCGGACGCGGAGAGGAAGGGGCTGGAGCAGTGAACACGAAAGTGGTTATCAGGGTGCGCAACGGCGATGACGCGCCGGTGAGCGTGGAGCGTCTCGTGGTGGATTCACGCGCCGAGGTGGGTGCGGGGGTCACGCCGATGCTGCTCTCGGACATGCTGGCCCTGCTGGACGATTCGTGCCATGTGACCGATGTGGAGATCAGGAGGGCGGAGCCGTGAGCATCGAACTGGTGGCGAAGGCCAAGAAGGCCCGATTGCATGGGGACAGCACGGCGAAACTGCTGCTTATCGTGCTCGCGGATTACGCGAACGACGAGGGCATGGCGTGGCCGAGCGTGAAGACCATGGCGGAGGAGACGGAGAAAAGCGAACGCAGCATCCAACTGCTGTTGAGGAAGCTCGAACAGATGCGTCTGATCCGCAAGGGCGACCAGAAACTCGTGGCCAAATACGCGAAGGGACGCAGGCCAACCGTCTACAAGCTGTTCCCGAAGACCAAAAAGGGCGAAACCCCAGTGAACGCAACGGTTGAGAGGGGTGAAACCCATTGCACCCCCGAAACAGGTTGCACCGGTGAAACCCACTTCACCCCACGGGTGAAACCCACTTCACCCGAGGGGTGCAACCCACTTCACCCCACGGGTGAAACCCACTTCGTTTCAGGGGTGAAACCCACTTCACCCAAACCGTCACAGGAACCGTCAATAGAACCGTCAAGAGAGAGTACGCGCGCCGGCAAAACCGAAAAACCCGACACCACACGACTCCAAGCGCTCGCCAACCTCACCCCCGACCAGTCGCACCGGCAGCTCGCCGACGAAATCGGACTCGACCTGGACGCCGAACTCGCCAAGTTCCGCGACCATGCGATAGCCGGAGGCCATCTGCCGGCCGACCCGGCGGCGGCGTTCCGCAACTGGCTGAGACGCGGCCGCGAACTCGGACTCGGCAACACCAATCGAACCGAACCGGCGCTCGCAGGCGGCTTCGCCCATCCCACGCCGCCACCCCGGAAACCCCACCGGCACAGCTACGGGTGCACGCACGTGCTCAACCTGCTGAACCGTGACGCGCCGGACAACGACCCGCTGGCATTGCAAGCGGCGGAACTGCTCAACCAAGGAAAAACCGAAACCGAAGCGCTCGCCGCCTTGGGACTCATGAAGGACGATTTGGAGGAAATCGCATGACCAGGAAAACCGAAGCCCTCTTGTGGGTGGACATCGAGACCACCGGCACGGATCCGCGCCACGACCTGATGCTGGAAATCGGCTTGAGGTGCACGAGCATGGACGCGAAAACCGAGTACGCGCGTTACGAGTCGATAATCAAACCCGGCGTATTGCCCACGGACAGGAGCTTCGCCTACGCGCATCGGATGCATGAGGCGAACGGGCTCATCAACGAGGTCATCGACGCGAGCCCCGAACTGTGCTCCACGGCGCGTGTGGCGCTCGCCGTCATCGATTTCACCCAGTCGATGGCGGAAACGCATGTGCTGCATCCGGCGGGCACGAACATGATGGGCTTCGACCTGCCGTTCCTGGAGCATTACCTGTTCGCCGAGGACCAGTGGGGACGCTTCCACAAGCTGCTCTCCTACCGCGCGTTGGACATGACCGCCATCCGGTTGACCCAAACCGCGTTGGGAGCAGACCCGTACGAGCATTACACGCAGACGAAACCGCATCGTGTGACGGACTGCCTGGACATGGACATCAGCGAATACATCGAATGGCTGGACCTCGTCAAATGAGCCGCACCAACCCCACAAGGGAAACACACAGGCTGACCGCCAGACGAGACCACTACCGGTGCCTGCGATGCGGCAACGAATTGGACCACATCTGGAGCGGCCACAGCCTCCACCACCGGCACATGCGCTCCCACCCGTTCCCCGGACTGCATCTGCCAGCCAACCTCATCCATTTATGCGGCTCCGGCACCACAGGCTGCCACGGATGGGTACACAACCATCCCAAAACGGCGATGGAATACGGGTGGATAGTCAGCATGGGCGAAGACCACCCCGAAAACATCCCCGTATGGGACGCGCACCAAGGCTGGCTGCTCCTCGACAACCAAGGCGGATACACGCTCTGCGACAGGGACGGCAACCCCAGATAACACACGCAAGCAAACCGACACGGAAACAAGCCGGCGCTCGCCGGCTAAGGGAAGGGAAACATGACGTTCGAACAGACGAACGAGAAGCAACGCCAACGCATGAAGGCGGACGCCAGGTCGCACAAAGCGACGGCCAGGACGATTCTCGCCGGCCCGCTCTACGCGAGGCTCAGGGGCGGCGAGGACCTGTACACGGCCGTCTGGGCGTTGTGGGAATCACTCGCCGGCACGGGATTGTCGAACATGACGGCGGGCGCGGTATGCCACGCATGCAAGACCCATGACCTCGACCAATTGGATTGGGCGCTCACATCGATAGCCAAAACCGGGTCGATACGACCATCCTCCACACCCACCAAACACCCATTGCACTGCACCAACTGCGGCAAGGAATGCAGGCCGCACGCCGGCACCGCGATCCTCTGCAAACAATGCAAGGAAAACCTCCGAAGAAGAAAAACAAAACCATGAACAACCTGGACAAGTACATCCACCGATGCCGGCTCAACCTCGAACCCCACCACCTCCAACCCGCAGACGAAACCGACGACAAACATTGCATCATCTGCGACATCAGCGGCGCTCGCCGGCATATCCGCATGGACGGTCTATGCATCAACTGCTGGCTCAAATGGAGACGCAAACACGACCCCGCATACCGCAAGCGAGTCAACGACTACCAACACCGATGGCAACAGGAGCACCCCGACGAATTCCGGGCAATGAAACGCCGCTACGAACACAAGAAACGAGCGAAGGAACAAGCATGAGCGTCAAAACCTACATGGGAGCGGGACGGAGTATTGGCTTTGTCTGGATACACGTTCTTCCTCATAAGATTCCGCTGCACTGTCTGCGGGCTCAGCTTCGAGGGAGGTTGTTCGCGGAAGCCAGCTCCACATCAGTTGCAACGCAACATAGCCGCATGGAACCGCATATGCAACGGTGGCAGGCGCTTCACACTGACCTACGAGAGTCTGGGAGGCAGACGATGAGAGACAAGGCGATGCCGTTGGGCAAGAAGTTCAAGGTCCGGTTGACCATCACACCGGAGGAAACCGGAACGCCCGTGGACATGCTGGGATTCACATTCACCAGCGGCCGGAACGGGCGTATGGAACTGGACACAGAGTACAACAACATTCCCAAACTGGCTGATGACGGGCTCGACTCACTGTCGATTCTCGTGATCCTCAAAACACTGGAGATGTGGGCCCAGAAGGGATATGAGCTGTTCCAGCCCATCGCTCAACGATTTCACGGAGGCAGACGATGAACGGTGACGTGACTGCCATGGACATCAATTGCGCACTCGCCTCCCGTTACCGGCGTGACGGTGACGGGTATTGGTCGGAGATTTCGGTCACTGAGCCGAATGACACGGTGCTGCGTCTGGACGGCGTGGCGTTGGAGGTCAACTGGCGCGGGGACACATGGATCAGCGGATTCGAGGTCAAGGTGAGTCGCGGCGATTTCCTCCGCGACGCGAAATACCTGTGCTACAAGAATTACGTGGACGATCTCACCCTCGTCTGCCCCGCCCGCATGATCGACCGCAGCGAGGTGCCCGAGCCGGTTGGCCTCATGTACTACGACCCGTCCAAACGCACGTTGAGATACCGGCGCAAACCCAACCCAAGTCATGGTGACACCCGGCAGGTCGAACACCGGCTGCTGAAAAAGCTCGCCGCCAGCGAACGGCCGGACCGGTACGGGCATTACGAGACCGCCGCCGAGTATGTCGCACAGCGAGAGGCGATGAAAGGCATAGGCCGTGCGCTCGGGACGAAGATGGCGTTGCGGCTCCAACAGCTCGAACAGTTGCAGGAACCCACCGAGGCACGACGTATACAGGCACAGTCCAAGGCGTTCGAACGGGTGTGCGACATCCTCAGCCGCCACGGCTACCAGATCAGCCGGTGGACCCGCACCGAGGATCTTGAGACCAGACTGAAGGAACTGGACGAGGCGCTTTCGAGCGTGGTGCCCACCGGCACGGTGGACCGCGAGACCCTGTACGCCATCAGCTGCCTGCAACAGTTGAGAACGACTCTGGGACTCCAAGACCGAAAGGAGCACGGACGATGAGCTATAAGGCGAGGACATTCACCCGTGAGGAGTTTCGAAAGGTCATCGCAGCCGCCATCTACGACTACGAACACGCTCCCGCGAAATGCCTCTACACGACCAAGGATGCGGCAGACCAACTCTACGGCGAGTACGGCGAGGAAACCGAGGTGGAGGAATGAAACCACGAGTGTATGACGATTTGGTCCAATCCGCCGTCGAATTGAGTTGCTTCGGTACAGGCCAGTCAACCATCGAGGAAGGCCGAGCCGCCTATCAAGCATGGCTCAAGGAGCATGACCGGCAGACAGCCGAAAAAGCATGGGAAGAAGGGTATATCCAAGCCGTCAAGAACATGAATCCCATGCCCGGCGAGGAATCGCCCGAATACACGCCAAACCCATATCGAAAGGAGAACGCATGAACGAGATTCAGCTTACAGACCATTTGGTCGCGCATATCAGCGCGGGAAGCGACTACGGCCGTTATCAAGCCAAAATCTGCGAGGACGGCGACTTCAGAGACTACCTGTACGCCATGAGCCTCAAACGTCTCAAACGCAAGTGCGAGAGGTACGCGAAGCGTGAACGCAAGGCCATCGCATATGTCGCCACGCTCAAGGAGGAATCATGAGCGTAAGCAGTCTCAAACGCGAGGAAATACTCAAATGGCATCGGAGCAAAGCGGCCACGCCCGAATACACGGCGAAACTGCTCGGCGTGCCATTGGATGAGGTGCTGTACATCATCGCCCATCCTGAAACGCCCGCACCCCACAAGGATGATTTCACGCCCGAATTCATCGAACCATTGATTTGAATTCAGCGCAAAAACACTGAATTCAGCGTAAAAAAACGAAACCCTCCACCGAAAAGATGGAGGGCACGCTCACCAAGCACCATGATAGCCGGAACGTGGAGGGTTTCAAACAATGTTCATCATCACCGAACCATGCCAATACTGCGGCAACCAGCAGGTCGAGGCACCGTGGACGCTCTGCCGGAACTGCCGCCGCCAGTACGCGAAAACACTCCACCGGCTCCGCCATGACATGATGCTCCTGCAACAGGTGTCCCGTCACGCCTACAAGCTCGGAGAACCCGGAGCGGGCGGCAAACCGCAAGGAGGCGCGGCGCCCGCGCCCATCAACCTCCACGCGCAGGACATGCTCGACCAGACCGAGGACGGCTTGCAGGACATGTGGAACGAAACCGGCGTGGAAAGCCGTCCGAGATGGCAGACCCTGCTCAGGGACTCGCCACGACGACTGCCCGACCTATGCCGCGCCAGCCGTTCGGGACATTGGCTGACATGGCTCATCCACACCTGCGAGCGCATCGAACCGCTCGTGGACCGCAGGCCACGCACGCGCCGGATAATCGGCGTCTGCCCCGAATGCGGACGCGAGGTCATGGCCGCGAAAGGCGAATCACTGCTGCTATGCAAATGCGGCAACCCAATCAACGTGGTCGAGCTGCGCGAGCAGAGCCGAGACAAGGCCGAGGCAATCCACCTGACCAAGACCCCTGCGGGCATGAGCCAGTGGCTCAAGGACAACTACGGGTACGAGGTCAGCCGCAAGCAGATCAGCAACTGGCTCAACCGCGGCAAGCTGCCCAGCAGCAAGCCGGTCGATGACGGCTACTGGGAGTTCAACATACGGGAGATTCTGGCGTTGGCGATGGGTTCCAGCGGCCGCCCAGCTTGACATAGTGTAGCCTGTGAGATACAATAAGGGTATGGAAATCAAGCAAACCGCCGAATACCGCAAGTGGTTCAAGAAACTCAGGAACCGCGAGGCGAAAGCCGCCATCCAAGCCCGGCTCGACGCCTGCAAGCTCGCCGGCAGGCCGTTCGGCGACATCAAACCCGTGGGAGGCCCGGTCAGCGAGATGCGGTTCCACATCGGAGCCGGATACCGCGTCTACTTCACCACGCGCGGCAACGTGCTCATGCTGCTGCTCGCAGGCGGCGACAAAAGCACCCAGCAGACCGACATCAAACAAGCCCACGCCATACTCGACGACTACAAGGAGCAGCAATGAGCACCGAAATCACCGACTACGACACCAGCGAATACCTCGAAAACGAACAGGACATCATCGCCTACCTCAACGCCATAGCCGAATACGACGACCCCGCACTCATGCAGGCCGCACTCGGCAACGTCGCCAAGGCTCGAGGCATGACCCAGATCGCCAAGGACGCGGGCGTGGGGCGCGAAAGCCTCTACAAAAGCCTCAGCAAGGACGGAAACCCCAGCTTCCAGACCATCGCCAAGGTAATCCACGCCCTCGGCGGACGCCTCACCATCCAAGCCGCCTGAAAAAACAAAACACAGACAGGAGTAGGGTGAATCCACCCCGTGGTATACTCCGTATCAGGATAAGTGTGAAAGCCTCTGGGACATACATCTCAGGGGCTTTACTCATATCCTCCGTATCTCATGGGCTGAGAGTACTCCGCCGGCAGCGTCCAAAGCGCCGGTGCCAGTCAGCCCGCCACGGCTTGCGTACGGTAGAGGACTAACCGGTCACGCTGGGATAGCGTGACATCCAGTAAACACTGCCACTGGATCGCGAATTCGAATCTCGCCCAAGCCACCAAACACACAGGATGGGAACATGAGCAACAAGGCAGGCTCAGGCCGATACCAAAATGGAGCAGCCCGCCGCAAATGCAAGGCCAGACACATCGCAGCCGAAGGACCAATACCGATCTGCCCGCTGTGCGGCAAACCCATAGACCTCACACTCAAAACACCACACCCACTCAGCTGCGAACTCGATGAGATCATCCCATACAGCCGAGGCGGATCACCAACCAGCTATGACAACACACAACTCACACACAGAATCTGCAACCAAAGAAAAAGCAACAAAATAATCGCCAACACCACAGGCCACCAAAACACAAAAAAACAACCACAAAACACCATCCCAATCAGCCGCCAATGGTAACCGGGGGCCATACCCTCCCCCTCCCATGCAAGGCTCCCCACAGATCATAGCGCCGCCGTCCCCCCGCAATCCGCGTGGAGTATCGTACGTTTGGCCGTTGGGGTGCCTGCGAGCGCCCGTGCGAGCCGTTTCGGAGCTGGTTTGACACTTTTGCCTCGCTTGTTTTCGAGGCTGTTACGTTTGATTCTCCGCAGTTTTGATATGTCACGAAATTATGGTTGCAACCCATTGGAATATATGCTATAGTTATAGCTATGGTCAACCAATGTAGGAATTGCGGCCATTTCTTTCAATCCACACCGAACCCTAGGCGTCCGAGACTGTTTTGCTCGGACAGATGCCGCAAGGCGTGGAGCCGCAAACATCAGATACCGCAGGAACTCAAGGCATTGCGCCGTTGGGTGCGCGCCGATGGCAAGCGCCCGATTATGTGCGATGGGTCACCAGCCAGTTCGACTGATCCCGATACCTGGGCGTCATACCCGGAGGTCATGCGCTCGAAGGCCGGCGACGGCTATGGCATCATGCTCGGCGATGGGCTTGCGTGCTGGGATTTCGACCATGTTGATTTGACCAGTCCGCCCGCGCAGGCGGTGGAACTGTTGTCCGAAGCGATCTATGCGGAGGTTTCGACCAGTGGACATGGTTTGCATGTGTTCGTCCGTTCGTCGGAGCCGAGTTTCCGGCGTGACGGCGTCGAGTTTTATTCGCATTCGCGGTTCATCCGCATGACGGGGAGGAGGTGGCCGAAGTGACCACGGTTATTCGCAATCAGGGTACGAGTCTCGCGGTGCGTGAGAAGCTGGCCGCTGATGGCAGGCCCGTGTTGTTGGCGTTTTCGTGCGGCAAGGATTCTATCGCCGCGTGGCTGGCGATGCGGGACATGGGTATCGAGGTCGTTCCCGCGTACCTCTACTATGTGCCCGGTTTGAGGTTCGTGGACGAGGAGCTGGATTATTTCGAGCAGAAGTTCCAGACCAGAATCAAAAGGTATCCGCACCCGTCGCTGTACCGGTGGTTGAACAATGCGGTGTTCCAGGCTCCCGAACGGTTGCGCTATATCGAGGCGGCGCGGTTGCCTGAGCCGTCGTATGAGCAGATGTGGGATTTCATCCGCGCCGACGTGGGCTTGGATAAGAGCACGTGGTGCGCGGATGGCGTGCGCGCCGCCGATTCGATTCAGCGTCGTGGCGCGTTCGTCCAGTACGGGTACTGGCGGCGCAATCTCAAGAAGGTCAGTCCTATCGGGGATTGGCTCAAGGGCGAGGTGCTGGACTGCATCAGATCGCATGATATCGAGCTGCCGTGTGATTATGCGTGGTTCGGGCGTTCGTTCGATGGCATCGATAAGAGGTTCACCAAGGTGCTCAAGGACAAGGCTCCGGACGATTACGCGACGCTGCTTGAATGGTTCCCTTTGTTGGAGGTGGATCATGTCAGGTGATTTCAAGTTCTCTTTTTCCAAGAAGCCCAAGGGCAAGAAGGCTGTGAAGCCGGTGCCGGAGAATCTGGACGAGAACGCGAAGGAATACCGCGAGCGCGCCCGTGCGGAGCGCAAGCGTTTCGTGGATGCGACCGACACCGAGTTCTGGCTGTGCCTGTGTTTCCCCTCCCCCGTTGAGATGGCGCGGTGGTGTGAACGGTATGGTTTCGGCGAAAACCACCGAATCTATGCGTACCGTGATGTCGAGAAGCTACTCGCCCCGTACAAGCCGGCCAAGTCGTCCGCCGTGGCGTTCGGTGCCGGAGTCGGGTTCGGTGGCGGCCTCGGGTTCGCGGAGAAGACGCCCGATCCGCTCGCCGATGTCAAGTACTCCGATGATCTGGAAAAGGATTGTCTCGCCGAGTTCGCCGCCCTGCACAGGGCGCTGGTCGAGGCTCGCAGTCCCAGGAAGCTCGTGGAGCCGACCGATTCCGAATACTGGTTCGCCATCGCGTTCCCGTTGCGAGACGACAAGGATTCTTTCCTTGCCGAGTATGGTCTTCGCAAACTCGGAGATAAATACCTCGATGGTATGGCCGTAGCTCGGAAGCTGGGAGGTGAGTTATGAGGCGAGTCCGTTATGCGAGCACCAACGATATCCGCTATACGGGGTATGGGCGTCGCTCTTCCGGTTCATCCGGTGGCGGTGTGTCCGCCCTGCGTGTGAGTGCGTCCCGTTCCGCGTCGCGATCGAGCGGATCGTGAACCGGTAAACAATATTTTTTTCGTTCAAGCCGTCCCTATGTGGCGGCTTTTTCATTGGGAGGTTCTCATGCGACGCGGCTCTTCTTCGGCTTCCCGCTCGTCCAGCAGCGGGAGCGGCGGCAACTCATCCCGCTCACGCTCGAAGGGCTCAACGCTTTCCGGCGTCGGCTTCTCGAAAGAGCGAATATCCCAATACCGCAAACAGGGCTTATCCGACGAACGTATATCGAAGCTATGGCAGGATACCCTCAAGATGCGCGCGTTGATGAAGAAAACGCAAGGAACAGGGAGTCAGCGATCTTGAAGCCGGCGTTTCTCAGTCATGGAAGAACGCCCAGGCACGCCGAGACCGGGCGTTCGACAAGCGGTTCAACGACGAATGGAACAGATACCGCAGTGCAGGCTGGAAACGGTAGATCCCGATTTTTCTTGTCCACATCGTTACTGGAAAGGAGGTGGATCGTGCGTAACCTGTTCCAGCGCGCCGGCAATGCGGTGCGTAATGTGGCCGGTCGTATCCGCAGCGCTTTTTCTCGCGGAGGCTCGCGTTCCTCAGGCTCCTGATTTTCCCGAGGGAGGTGATTGTCATGCGTCCGAGATACGTGCAGGGCGAGTTTGATTTCTCTCGTGCCGCCGGTTCCGCTCGCGCGAGTCGCTCCAGCGGCTCCTAGACATTGATTCGAGGTGATCCAGTTGGCCAAGACCACGATAACGCAGCCACAGTTGCCTGACGGCATCGAATGGCCGGAGGCTACCGTGCGATGGTGGGAGCATTTGGCTTCCACCCCCGGCGCGGACTCGTGGACCGAGGCCGACTGGGACAACCTCATGAACGCCGCCCTGATCCACGCGGACATCTGGGGTTCCGGCAATTTCGCCAGCGTGCCCATACTGAACAAGCTACTGCAGGATTACGGCATCACACCAGCCGCGCGCAGCCAGATCATGCCGGCGGAAGTCCAGAAGCAGGAGCGGCATACGCCGCTCGATGAGATAGCCGAACGACGGAAGCTGAGGGTGATCGAGGGTGGCAAGACGAAGAGGCGTACAGGAACCTAGCTTCGCTCTGGTTCCCAAGCACGTGCAGTCCGAGGGAGGAGAGGCGTGCGCGCTCGCTGCCGGCTACGATATGAAGCCGGACAAGTGGCAGCGCATCGTGCTTGAGGGTTGGCTCGCCACGGATTCGAAGCTGCAATGGGCGGCGTCGGATTGCGGGTGCGCGGTGCCGCGTCAGAACGGCAAGAACGCGATTCTCGAGTTCACGGAATTGTACCTTGCCGCGATCCTCGGCATGAAGATTCTGCATACGGCGCATGAGGTGAAGACCTGCCGCAAGCATTTCCTGCGTATGAAATACTATTTCGAGAACGCGCGCAAGTTCCCCGAACTGGCGGAGTTGGTCACCTATATCCGGGCCACGAACGGTCAGGAGGCCATCGTGTTGAAGAACGGTGGCAGCATTGAGTTCATCGCCCGTTCGAAGAGTTCGGGCCGTGGCTTCACGGTGGACGTGCTGGTGTGCGACGAGGCGCAGGAGCTGACCGACGAGCAGATGGAGGCCATACAGCCCGCCATCTCGTCGGCACCCTCGGGCAATCCGTTGACCATCTACACGGGCACGCCGACCCCGCCGACTTCGCCGGGCACGGTGTTCGCGCGCATGCGCCGCAACGCGCATCGCGACAAGCCGCCGAAGAACCTGTGCTGGTTCGAATGGGCGGCGACCGAGATCGGCGACGTGCACGACCAGCAACGCTGGTACCGGTACAATCCATCGCTCGGCACCCGCCTGTTGAAAAGCGTGGTCGTTTCCGAGTCGGAGAAGATGACGCCGGACGGTTTCGCCCGCGAACGTCTCGGCTGGTGGAACGATCAGGCCGGCGCGCTGTCCGATATCGATGTTGACGAGTGGGCCAAGTGCAAGACCGACAAGCCCTGCATGGATGGCTACAACTCGTATGCGGTCAAGTTCAGCGCGGACGGCGCGAACGTCACCCTCGTGGCGTGCGTGCGCCCGCCCCGCAAGTCGAGTGAATTGCCGCACGTGGAGGTCATCGCCTCGCGCAGCATGCGCGGCGGCACCGGCTGGCTGGCCGACTGGCTGACCGCCGAGAAGAACGGTGCGGAACGATGGCGCAACGCCATCGGCATCATCATCGACGGGCGCGTGGGAGCCCCCACCCTGGTCAACAGCCTCATCGACAAGGGCGTGTCGAAAAGAGTGATCGTGGTTCCGCGCCCTTCCGACGTGGCGGACGCTTGTTCGATGCTCGAACAGGCCGTGAACGACCATGGGCTTACCCATTTCGGCCAGCCTCTGCTTGACGAGGCGGTGGGTCATGCGAAGCACAGGAAAATCGGCGACGGGTTCGGCTACGAGCCGTCCATGGAGAACATCGACGTGAGTCCCGTGGAAGCGGTGGCTCTCGCGTATTGGAACGTCAAGACTTCCAAACGTCATCCGGGAAGAAGAGCGAAGGCGGTGGCATTCTGATGCAGATTCCCAGTCTTGAAAACGTGCAGGTCGATAATCTGCCCGACGAGTGCCGAGAACCGTGGGATTTGATGATACGTCAATGGTCCCAGAAGCTCGAACGTAACCTTTTGCGCACCAAATACTACGACGGGCGCAACGAGCTTAAGAATCTGTCCATCGCTGTGCCGGACAGCATGGCGGGGATAAGCGAGGTCGTGGGCTGGCCGCAGAAATCGGTGGACGCTTTGGCCGACCGCATCGTGTTCGATGGTTTCGTTGGAGTCGGCGACGACGGCCGCGATCCGTTGGGTTTGGATTCGATTCTTTCAGACAACGACTTCGACGTGGAATTGCCGCAGGCCATCCGCAGCGCGCTCACTCACTCATGCTCGTTCCTGAATGTGCGCAGCGCGGAACCCGAGGATGGTCTGCGCTCGAAGGTGTCCGTGTCGTTCCGTAGCGCGCTCTATGAGACCGGCCTGTGGGATTACGCCCGTCGCGGCCTGTCGGCGGCGTTGTCGATAACCGATATCGACCGTTCCCAGTACGCGCAGGCGAACACCATCGTGCCTTCCGAGCTCATGCTCTACATGCCCGGCTACACGATTCGTATACGCCGCGCGCAATCAGGCCGCTATCATGCGGACGCTCCATGTAACACGTACATGGATCATGTGCCTGTGTACCTGATCCCCTACCATCAGGACCTGAACCGCCCCTTTGGCCGCTCGCGCATCAGCCGTGAGGTCATGAGCATCACCGACACGGCGGTGCGCACCATGCTGCGCATGGAGGTAAGCGCCGAATTCTATTCGAGCCCGCAACGTTACCTCATCGGCGCGGACGAGCCGCCCGAGGACAAGAACGGCAGGAAGCTGACCGGCTGGGAAGCCACCATCTCGAAGATGCTCAACATCAGCCTCAACGAGGACGGCCAGGCACCCGTCATCGGCCAGTTCACGCAGATGACCATGCAGCCGCACACCGACATGCTTCGCGCCCTCGCGGCACGCATGAGCGGCGCGACCGGCGTGCCGCTCAGCCAGTTCGGCGTGATGACGGATTCCGGCCCTTCTTCTTCGGAAGCGATCATGGCGGCGGAAAGCGAACTTGTCATCGAGGCGAAGAACGCCTGCCGCGCCATCGGCGTGCAGCTACGCAAGGCCGCGAGGGACATCGCCATCCTCAACGGCACCAGCGAGGACAGCGACGAGCTCAATCGGTTGCAGGTCAACTGGCGTGACCCCGAACGCCCATCGCAGGCCGCGCTCTCCGATGCCATCGTGAAGCAGGTGACGGCCATTCCATGGCTCGCCAACTCCGACGTGGTGTTGGAGAAGCTCGGCTACACGGATTCCGATATCACACGCCTGTTGGTCGACAAGCGCAAGGCCGAGACCCGCAGCGTGCTTGACTCCCTCGTGAACGGAGGCAATAAGGATGACGGACAACCGGCAACTGGACCAGCTGCAAGCCAGCCAAGCCAGAGCGGTGGAACTGGCACGCCGCGATCTGGCGAAACTGTGGGAGACGCTGCAACAGCTCAGCCCTGAATGGCAACGTGACATGCTACTCGACTACGTGCCGCAACTGGTCGCCAAATACGGCGACCTCGCGGCACAGGCCGCCTACGAATGGTATATGCGCGTCCGTGGCGAATCGGTGCCCGACCCGTGGGAGTACGACCTGTCCGACTCGTTTCCCGGTGATGGCATCGACAAGACGATACGCTGGCAGGCCGGCCACCTGTGGACCGACCCGCAGACCATGCAGGCGTATCTGGTCGGCGCGATGCAACGCTGGGTCATGTATTCGGGGCGCGAAACCATCGCACGACTGTGCGAGCACGACCCGTCCGAACCACGGTACGCGCGCGTGCCGAGAGGCGCGAAGACGTGCGCGTTCTGCACGATGCTCTGCTCGCGCGGCTGGGTGTACCGCAGCGAGAAGACCGCGAAATACGCCAAAGGCTCGTTCAGACTGTTCCACGACGACTGCGACTGCCAGATCGTACCCGAATGGGACCGCGACCAAGCTCACATCGAGGGCTATGACCCCGACCGCATGTACTCGGAATACATGCACGCCCGCAGCCTCATCGAGAACGGCGGCCTGGACGACGACACCTATCGGATGATAAAGGCCACCACAAAAGGCAATCCCGACAATCCCAACGACCCGAACACGATCACCTATGTGATGCGCCGACTCTACCCCGACCGTTACAAGGACGGCTACGGGGTGCCACGACCGTCGCACTCGAACTGAGATTTTCCACAATCACCCGCACGGGTGGTTTTTTTATGCCCGAAACGGGCCCAACCCACTAGGAGGAACCATGACCGAAGAGGCCAACGGCAACCAGCAGGCGGCATCGACCGAGAACGGAGCGAAGCCGCCCGAAATCGACTACGAGGCCAAATACCGGGAGGCCGTCGCCCATTCCCGCGAATGGGAGAAACGCGCCAAGGACAACAAGGCAGCCGCCGACGAACTGCAACAGCTCAAGGAGGCCCAACTGTCCGAAGCCGAAAAGACAGCCAAGCACATCAAAGAGCTTGAAGCCAAGAACGCCGCCTACGAGGCGGAAAAACAGCAGAACGAATGGAAATCACAGGTCTCCAAGGAAACCGGCGTGCCCATCGCACTGCTCCACGGCTCCACCCTCGAAGAAATGCAAGCCAACGGCAAGGCGCTCGCCGACTACATCGCCGAGAAGACCAAGCCGAAGGTGCACGCCTCCTCCGAATCCAACCAGCCGCCCGCACCATCCGGCTCCTCCGGCGACTGGATCCGTGACCAGTTCCTTGAACAAAAGCAGAAATAACCTCCCCACTCCATAGAAAGAAGGTATGACGATGGTTTCCAACGTGAACTCCATCATCACCAGCGGCGACCTCGGCGGCGGACTCATCCCCACCGAATACGCCACCCAGATTATCCAGGACGCCCCCAAGTCGAGTGTGTCCCTCACCCGCATGCGTCAGATTCGCATGAGCACCCGCACGCGCACGCAGCCGGTGCTTGACTCCAAGCCGATCGCCTACTGGGTTGGCGGTGATACCGGCCTGAAACAGACCACGAAGATGAAATGGTCGGGCCTGAGCATCACGGCCGAGGAACTTGCGGCCATCGTGCCCATCCCGGAGGCCGTCATCGCGGATTCCGGCATTCCAATCTGGCCGGAGGTCATGCCGCGTCTGGCTTCCGCGCTCGGCTACAAGCTGGACCAGGCGACCCTTTTCGGCGTGGACAAGCCGTCCAGCTTCCCGGACGGCATCATCCCGCAGGCCATCACGGCGGGCAACACGCTCACCCAGGGCAAGGACCTCGCCAAGGACGTTGCCAGCATGGGTCAGAAGCTCGCCGAACAGGGCTTCGCCATGAACGGCTTCGCCAGCAAGCCGGGCCTGAACTGGGAGCTTATCGGCCTGCGCAACGCCAACGGCAGCCCGATCTACGTGCCGTCCCTCGCCTCGGGGGCCCCGTCCACCCTGTACGGCTTCGGTCTCAACGAGGTAGACAACGGCGCGTGGGATGCCACCAAGGCCGTGCTGCTCGGCGCGGACTGGTCGAACTTCGTGGTCGGCATCCGTCAGGACATCACCTACAAGCTGCTTGACCAGTCGGTTATCTCGGACGATAACGGCAAGGTGATTCTGAACCTCGCCCAGCAGGACTGCGTCGCCATGCGCGTCGTGTTCCGCGTCGGCTTCCAAATCGCCAACCCCATCAACGACGTGCAGCCCGACAAGACGAAGCGCTTCCCCGCCTTCGTGATCGCAGCCCCAAAAGCGTGACGCCGGCACCCCAATCCATCGAGACCAGTCCTGAAACCGTCACCGTCCGAGCCGGCGAGACAACCAATGTGACGGTACGTGTCCTGCCGGAGGGCGCGGACCAGACGGTGACCGCGACTGTCGCTGACAAGTCCATCGCCACGGTGGTGTCCGATGACTGACAATACCGTGTTCGCCCCTCACGAGGATCTGGAAGCCCGGTGGCATCCTCTCACCGACGCGGAACGGGCGCAGGCGGACATGCTGCTGGCCGCAGCACGCGGCTTCGGCATCATCGCATTCTGACATTAAGGAGGCCGTCATGGTCGATGAAACGGAAGAAAACCCATTTGCCACGCATTTGGAATTGGCCAAACGCTGGAAGCAGATGCCGGACGACCCCGATTATGTGGATCAGCGTCTGGCCGATGCCTCGCAGTTCCTCCGCGAACAATGCCCGGATTGGCGGAACATATCGCAGGCGACGCTTGAACGCATCGCCTGCGAACTCGCCAAGGACGCGATCTCATCCGACATGCAGACCGAGGGCGCTGGTTTCGACACCACCGGTGCCAGCAATCTCAGCCTCACGGCGGGCAATTTCACCCAGTCCATGACATTCGCGAACCCTCGCGGCGAATTCTACCTGTCCAAAGGGCAGAAGAAGGCGCTCAGGCTCACCGGCCAACGCTTCTACAGCATCGACCTGTCAAACGGGGAGGCGTCATGAGAGGCGAGACCGTGAAAGTGATGCGATACACGCCGACCGGCGAGACCGACCCCGGCGGCTCGCCAGTCACGAAGGTCGATATCGAGTCGGTGGACAACGTGCTCGTCTCACCAGGCGCGATGAGCAACGCCACCGACTCGATTCGACCTGACGGCGTGACCGTTGCATTCACCTGCCTCTTCCCCCGCAGCTACGCATACCGGAGTCTGCGCGGGGCGAGTGTGCGCATCAATTCACATGACTACGAGGTGATCGGAGACCCGAGACCATTGGACGGCGGAATGAAGCCGACTGCATGGAACCTCACGGTCGAAGTCACCGACACGAAAGGATAGGCATGGCCAAAAGAGTGCAACTGCATTACTCCGCGTTCCAGGCGTACAGGTGCAACGAGGGTTCCAAAGCGGCAATCAGCGAGGCCCGGAAGCTGGCGGCGAGAGCGAACTCGATGGGTTCCCCCACGCGCGCCGGCCAGCCCCTGTATACGGCGTTGGGCCCTCAGGCAAGTCCCGAAGGGGCCACCGCACTGGTGCATACGGAAAACACCGCCGCGCGCGTCGATAACGCGGCCCACAACACGTTGGCCAAGGCGTTGGGAGGTGGCGGCTGATGGCGGTCAACGCGGAAAAACTCGTCATGGACTGGCTCAACGCGGCCCCGACGATCAAGGCCGAATATCCAGCGATGTTCGATGTGCCCGCCGAATCATCGGCCACGCACCCGATACCGTTCGTCACCGTCGAACAGGTCGGCGGCACGGACGAACCGTTCCGCAGTATGCCGCTGATCGCGGTGCAGGTGTGGGGCGATACGCGCTGGCTGGTCTCCGAGGCTGCGGCGAAACTCATACTCCCCCGACTCAAACGCATAACGGAGTTGCCCGAGGTCGCCGACATCGACATAACCGGCCGCACGCATTTCCCCATGCCGGATGGGCGGCCCCGCTACCAGATACTCATACAGCTCACCGTCAAATCAGACGATATTTAGAAAGGTTTTGAATCATGGTTAATCCCGCAACCAACGACTCCACCAATGTGTCGTTGGGCAAGTTCAAGGTCGGCGGCTACGCCTACGCGGCACCGCTCGGCACCGCATTGCCTACCGACTCGGAAAGCGCACTCGACCCCGCTTTCCAGCTCATCGGCTACCTGTCGGAGGACGGCATCACCAACACGACTGACACCAACACCACCGAAGTAAAGGACGCGAACGGTACGACCGTGATGAAGGTCATCTCCAGCTACGCCGAATCCTACAAGTTCATGCTCATCGAGTTCCTGCGCAAGGCAGCTGCCCAGCTGCGTTACGGCGATAATGCGGTGACCGGCGCTGACAAGAAAATGACCATCAAGCATCAGATGCCCGACGATACGCCGGTCTCCCTGGTTTTCGAGATCGTTGCAACCGGCAACGTGAAGGATCGCATCGTCATCGGTTCCTCGACCCGTTCCGAGTTCGGCGACCGCCAGATGCATTCGAGCGACGTGCTCGGCTATGACATTACGGTGGCCGCGAACGACATGGGAGATGGCGTCACCTCCATCGAATATATCGGTATCCCAAAAGGCTGACGCCTCTGACTGTGACGGTCTCGGCCCGTGAAGGGGGGGCAGACGGTCAATGTGTCGGAGGCTCCAGCATCCGGCCTTCAGCGTCGATACAAGATAACCAGCGCGGACGCGAAACCGGTCGTTGAAAGCGCCACGGTGGTAGACCTCGCGTTCGGTTGGACCGTGTTCCCCTTGGACGGTCAGGTAAACGGCAAGACCGGTCAGGTGGTCACTGTCGTGGATTGCACTGTCAACGGCTCGTATGCGCGTGCCAAGGGCGAGGCCGTGCTGCCGGCCCCGCTGCCGCCCAAACCCACCGGCATCCAGGTCACGCCCGAGTCGTTGACACTCAGGGTCGGCGAGACCGCGGGCCTCGACGTCAAGGTGCTGCCGGAGGGCGCGGACCAGACGGTGACCGCGACTGTCGCTGACAAGTCCATCGCATCGATCTCTCGAAAAGGAGTGAACCATGGCTGAAGTATTTAGTGGTGGGGTAAGCGTCACCGGTGTGAAACCCGGAACCACCACAATCACCATCAAGTCGACAACCAATCCGAACATCAGCAAAAAGGTGCCGGTCACGGTCAAATCCCGTAACCTGCTCGCCTACGGTCCCGCCGAAGGCAACGGGTTGACCGCCACCGTCAACAGTGACGGTTCGCTGCATGTCACCGGCACCGCCACCGGTCAATGGCGTGGCCTGTCGTGGACGTTCCCATGCCCGGTACAGGGCACCGTGAAACTCAGCGGCACTAGTATCGCCGGTTTGGTCTTCAACATCAAGTGCCTCAACGCCAAGGGGCAGCAACTGGGAGACCAAATGAACTTGGGTAACAGTGTCATGGCAATCCCTGCCGGCACCGTCAGCCTGTTCCTCAACATCATCTCCACCGAAGCCACGCCCACCGCGAAGGACGGCGACCTCCGAATCCAGTTGGAATCCGGTACTACCGCACACGAGTGGATGCGACCCGACAACACGAGCCTTAGGGGGGGGGGCTATGAGCTAGCGAACCTCGTGCCCTCGTTCGCTTCCCTGTTGCCCTATACCATGAACGGCGTCACGTTCACCAGCAGGGACGGGCACACCGTGCACGTGAAGGGCACGACGACCGCGTGGGCGCAAATCGACGTATCCGTGCGACTGGACGCGGGCACCTACATGCTCACGTGCGACAACAGCAACGGCTGGAATTACGGAGCCCAGTTCGGCGGCAGTATCAGCGGTCACGGCTCACTGGGCAATCCGTCCGTCAAGCTCGAAACAGGCACCTACACCGTCAGCGTGTTCGTCGCCGAAGGGAAGACCGTGGACATCGACCTGACCCCGCGCATCCACCGGCTCGACTAGCCAACACGTCCCCTCGCGGATTCCTTCATTCTCTCCTTGCCGCGAGGGGAATTCTTTTTTAACCGTCAAGGAGAGATTTTTTTTCTTCGAGGAGAACGTCAATGTCACGCAACCGAAACCACCGCCGCGCCAATGTCAGCCAGATTGCAGGACGACCACAGGACCACAAGCAGTCCAAGAATACGGTTCGCCGTGTCAACGTCCGTGGAATCGATATCGATATCGACCCGAAGGTTTTGGACGATTGGGAGTTCATGGAATCGCTCTATGACCTTCAGGCCGATCCGAAGGGCAACGCCTTGCAGATCATCCCGTTCCTACGCCGATTGTTAGGCGACTCATACGACAAGGTCAAGAACGGATTGCGAGGCGCAGACGGGCGCATCGACGGCGAAACTATGGGCACCTTCCTGACCGAGCTGTTCGAGGAGATGGGTAAGGCTTTCCCAAACTCATGACGCTCGTGCTCCTGCTCGACCGCTGTCCTGACCAGTTGGCGGCGGACATGAGAAGGGAGTACGGGCTCGGCATGCACGACCTGGACCCGTTGGAGACGGCCGCACTGGCCGCGAACCTCCCCGCAGGCTCACTCGTCTGGCAGACGTTGGACACGCCGCGCGCGTGGACGTTCGACCAGTATCTGGCCGTGCTGCGCATCGAACAGATGAACCAGTGGATCTGGGCAAACGGCGACCCGAGGAAACGCGGCCCGCAACCCCGGCCGCTGCCACGCCCCGGCCAACACCACGCCACGCCGGAAGCAACCGGCCCGGCCATGGAAGCCGGATCAGAGAACCCAGAACCCGATGGCAACACCATCCGTCGCACGCGCACCATCAAGGCCGTTGGCATGAGCGTCGAACAGCTCGACCGATTCATGAGCCAACGGTTCACGACCGTGAACCGTGTGGAGAACCGGCCGCAGACCGGACAACCATAACCGAACAGAGGAAGGCGAAACAATGGCCTATAATCTCGCCACCGCATATGTGCCCATCGTGCCCTCCATGAATGGCGTCGGCAAGGCCATTAAAAAAGCGTTCGGCGACGCATCTAAAACCACCGGCAGTAAGACCGGACAGAGCATCGGCAAGGGACTGTCCGTCGGATTCGCCTCCAAGGTCGGAGCCGTGGCCGGCATCACGTCCAACGTGTTCAGCAAGGTCGCGTCCGTCGTCACGTCCAGCCTTGGTTCCGCGGTTGACCGCGCCGACCAGATGAACAACTTCCCGAAGGTCATGAAGAACCTCGGATATTCGGCCACCGATGCGGCCGCGAGCATCAAGAAGATCAGTGACGCGCTCGACGGTCTGCCCACCACCAGCTCGGCCATGACCGGCATGGTCCAGCAGCTCGCCCCACTGACCTCGAACCTCGACGAGGCCACCGACATCGCTTTGGCGTTCAATAACGCCATGCTCGCCGGCGGCGCTTCGACCATGGAGCAGGAGAACGCGCTCACCCAGTACACGCAGATGCTAAGTGCCGGCAAGGTCGACATGCAGGCATGGCGTTCGATTCAGGCCGCAATGCCGGGCCAGCTCAACCAAGTGGCCGAGGCCATGCTGGGCGCAGGGAAGAACTCAAACGACCTGTATGAGGCCATGAAAAACGGGTCAATCAGTTTCGATGATTTCAACAAGAAGGTCATAGAACTGAACCAGAACGGTTTCGGCAAATACGCCTCGTTCGCACAGCAGGCCAAGGACGCGACGCAGGGCATCGGCACGGCCATGGAGAACGTGAAGAACCGTGTCGCCAAGGCCGTGCAGAAGATCATCGATGCCGTCGGCGTGGAGAACATCGCCGGCGCGATCAACAGGTTCAGCTCCCAGTTCGGCAAGGTGGGCGACGCGGCCGCCGGCATGGTCACGGACGTGAAGAAGAAGCTCTCCGAAGCGGGCAAGTGGATCAAGGGCCTGTACGACAAGCTCGACAAGACCGGCGCGATAACCCGGTTCAAGGACACCATCTCCACGGCGTTCGAATCCGCGCGCAGCCGCGTCACCGAGGCGGTAGACCGTATCGCCGGGTCGTTCAAGGGCCTCGTGCCGGACGGCGCGATAGTCTCCGCCATCGAGGACGTGCTCAAATACGTGGGCACGGTGTTCTCCGACTTCGCGGACTGGGTGGCCGACACCGTCGAATGGTGTAGCAAGTTCATCGCCGCACTGAAAGACACCGGGGCCGTGCAGCAGCTTGCCGGCGCGTTGGGCAGCCTGTTCGACGCTATCGGCGACGTCGCTGACGCCTTCCGTGGTGCCGGCGACATGGCCGAATCAGCGGCCGGCCGCTTCGACTCGGCCAAGGGCTCCGCGGAACTGCTGGGTGCGGTTATCAAGGTCGCGGCCGACCTCGTGCAGAAGATGGCCGACCAGCTCAAACGCGTGGCCGAATGGGTGAAAAAATTCACCGACACTCTCTCCGACAGCGGCGCATTGGACACGTGGATGGACGCGCTCGAACGCATATTCTCCGCGCTCGGCGACGCCCTCGGCTCATTGAAACGGCTCGGCAAGGCGTTGGACGGCGGCAAGAAGTCCGCCGAAGGGGCGGGTGACGGGCTCGACACGGCCGCCGCCGCCGCGAAAGGATTCGCCGCGTACATCGGGGCGGTCGCCAATGTGGTCGAGACCGTCGCCGGAGTGTTGGACGGCATCGCGTCGGCGGTCGGCAAACTCGCCGACGGCATCGACTGGCTCAACCAGAAGTTCCCCATCCTCGGCCAGGTGATCGGATTCCTGCTCGACCCGATGGGCTCGCTGGCCGACATGGCCGGCAACCTGTTCGGCTTGTTCTCCGGCGACGCCGGGGCCAACGCCGTCAACGGCTTCTTTTCCACGTTCGTGGAACCGGTGAAGGCCAAGCTCGACGAAATCGGACAATGGTTCCAATCATTGCCGCAGAAGGCCATGGACGCGGGGAGCCAGTTCCTGACCAACATCGGCCAATGGTTCCAGCAGCTGCCGCAGACCATCGGCTACTGGCTCGGCTACGCCATCATGCTCCCCATCGCGTTCGCCCAACAACTGGGTTCCAAGGCGATGGAAGCCGGACAGAACTTCGTGACGAACCTATCGAACTGGATACAGCAGCTGCCGTCACAAATCTGGACATGGCTGACCCAGACCATCCAGAACGTGCAGGCATGGGGAAGCCAGATGATGGCGCAGGCCGGAGACGCGGGAAGCCGGTTCCTGACCGGGCTTGGCCAATGGCTCCAGGCGGCGGCCCGGCCAATCTGGGCA